ATCCGCATGATCGTCCAGGACGGCGCGGGCAACATCCTCTCCGACACCAAGACCACCGGCCTGAACTGGCTGCAGAACAAGCAGGGCACCTGGTCGCTGCCCGGCAACGGCCGTCTGGTCACTTTCGACTGGGATCCGGCCCAGACCTGGGATTCGGCCAACAACAAGCAGAGCGGCCCGGAGATCGACAGCTACGTGGTCTACACCACGCTGGTCTGATCTGATCTGATTCACCGCCGCACGACCCGGGAGTGAAACGGGGATGGTCCTTCCACAGGGAATCGCGACCTTGCTGTCTTCTGTGGAGGGATTGTCTCTGCCCGGAGTTCCGGCGACCGGCCAGTGTGCCGGGTCCAAATTCCACAGTCCCACCCCGCTGCTCCTGCACGAGGTCGAGCTGCCGCGCGGAACCACGGCCCTGGTGTGTGGTACCTGCCGTGATAATCTTCAGCTGCTCACCGAGCTCACACGCCACACCGAAGGCTCCCTCCCTTGGACGATTCGCCGAGAATTCGGCAATAATCTGCGTGCGCTCTTCTTTCATGATGAGGGGTAATGGAATACTACGCTACTTGCTTGAAATGTTTGAAAGGCCGAATTCTGACATTTTCTTCGGAGGAGGACCAGCAAAAATTCGTCGTCGAGCATTATCACAGAACAGAAGGCTCATTTCGCACGGGTAAACATGTCAAGCGGACGATGTACTATGACATCGGTGAAGAGGATGTTGATTACTATCTCGGCAGCATGAATACTCCGGAGATTGCTTCCTTCCTGACTGCGGCGGCGAATCTTTATCAGAGTATCGCGATAGAGCAAAATGATGCGCAGATGGATCGGCTGATCTCTGACGCCCTTCAATCCGCGCCTATGGTGATCAAGTCGAAGGACAAGAAATGACTGATGTCGAACTTGATACTCAGGGGCGTCTGCGTATTGAACTCCCGTCGAATGGCTTGGATAACTCTCTCCACATACTGGGACCCATCCGGCTTTTCGATGCCGAGACCGATCGGGAGGTCAGTAGTCGCACATTGGCCTTGGATCTCCAGTGTCGACCCTTTGCTCCGTTGATCGGCATCCTGACTATGTTGGTGGACGATGAGGGTGTCATTCTGCCCAAAGAGGCGCGACCTATTGTTGACACTGAGACGAAGCAGGCCAAGCAGCGGCAGTTCCGCTATGAGATCGTTCAGATCTATCTTCGGCCGAAGGACCCCGAGCCTGCACCGGACAAGAATTAGGCACAGAAGTAATAGAAAAGGATCTAATACTGGGTTATCGGGCCCAGCCGTAGTCTACTAGGGAGAGTGGCGTGACGGACCCCGGCTTCACGGTGAACAACAAGCGAGGACGTGCCCGCCAGAATTCAGGTCTGGTTCTCGGTCAGTCGGTGCAGGACGCCAAAGACTTCGTCTCGCACAACAGTGGCCGTCTCCCCCGTGATGGCGTCTCCATGGCTCTGGAGAGGGCCGGTTCCCACTCGGCCGGGTACCGCAGCGGTGACAGCGACGATGTCGTCTCCGAGATGCGGCTGAACCGCAGGGTCGCCATGCGCAAGCAGGGCTACGGCGGCAACGGGATCCCCGGCAACGGTGGCAGCGGCGCGAACATGGCCTTCGCCACCGGGCGCCCCCGTGATCCGATGTTCTACTGGCGGCAGAACAACATCCCCTGGGATGTCACCAAAGATGACGAGCTCAAGAAGATCCGCGCCTTCTGCCGTGTTCTCTACCTGACCCATCCCGTGGTCGCCGCGTGTACGGATATCTTCACCAAGTTCCCCATTCAGGGAATGCACTTCGAGTGCAAGGACTCCAAGCTCGAAGACTTCTACAGTGCGTTGTTCTTCGATCAGCTGGATTACAAGAACTTCTTTGTCGACATCGGACGTGAACGATGGACCGTCGGTGAGGCATGGCCGCTGGGATCGTTCAATGAAGAACTTGGTGTGTGGGAGGATGACGAACTTCTCAACCCTGATGACGTGGAAGTCGAGAAATCGCCTTTCTTGAAGGACCCGCGTTATCTCATCCGTCTACCTGAGACACTCCGGCGTGTTCTGCAGGATCGTTCGCCGCATTGGGAATACAAGGCGCTCATGCGGAACTACCCCGAGCTCTCGCACTACGCGAGTGACGACTCGCTCATGCCCGTCTCCAACGTTTTGTTGCAGCAGGTCAAGTTCAAGGCGGATACCTTCCACAAGCGAGGGTTGCCGATTCTCATGCGCGGCTTCCGGGCCATCGTGCAGGAGGAGATGCTCAACGCCGCGATGGATGCCATCGCCGACCGGCTCTACACGCCGCTGATCCTGGCCAAGCTGGGTGCCACCGCCAGCGATCTGGGAACCGAGGTCCCCTGGATCCCGACGGAGACCGACCTGGGGAATTTCAACGAGGCCGTGGACGTCGCGCTGGCCGCCGACTTCAGGATGATCACTCACCACTTCGCCGTGGACATGGTGCCGGTGTTCGGCCGGGAGAACATGCCCGACCTCAGTGCGGATTTCGACCGGATCCTCGACCGGATCCTGATGGTCTGGGGCATCTCGCGCACCATGCTGCAAGGGGCTGAACAGGGGGAAACATACGCGGCCGATGCGCTCAACCGCGACATCATCACCCAGCTGCTCTCCGATCATCAGCAGCACCTGATCGGATTCTACGAGAGCCGGGCCCGGATCGTGGCCGAGGCATCCGAACACTGGGATTACGACGTCCGGGGTGGCCAGCGGTACGTGAAAATGGAGGAGATCTTCGTCGAGGACCCGGACAATCCGGGCGAGGGAAAGATCATCGAGCAGCCCAAGCTGTTGATCCCCGAATTGAGATTCGACACGATCAATCTCGCCGACGAGACCCAGGAGCGCCAGTTCGTCGAGTCGCTGGCCGCCTCCGGCGTGCCGGTCCCCTACAAGCAGCGGCTACGCGGCACGGGAATGGACTTCGACGAGATCATCGAGGAGCGCAAGACCGAGCAGGTCTCCCTGGCCATCGCCGAGCAGGAGACGCGCCAGCAGACTTTCAAGGCGCTGCGTGACGCCGGGCTGCCCATCCCCGAGGACCTCATCACCGATTTCCAGCCCAAGGCTCGGGTGCCCAATCAGCCAGCCATGACCGGCGCCGGGGACGCGGCCATCCCGTCGCTGGGCGACCAGCCCACGGACCTGCCCGCTCTCGCCCCGTCTCCGGAGGACCTGGCGCAGAACGAGGACGAGGATGAGCAGGGACAGGGACCGGCCACCGAGGACAGCGGAATGGGACAGGTGATCGTGATGCCTACCACGCCCCAGCCGGGCGACCAGCGACCGCCGGAGTCCGACGAACAGCGGGCCACGATGCCCAAGGCGTCCTCCCGCCGCGCGAGTCTGCGCAACCGGCAGCAGCTCTCGCGCACGGCCGTCCACTACGCCGACGACCATCGTGAGGCCCACTACGAGCTCGGGCAGATCTCGGCGGCGACGGCCGATTTCTACCAGCCACCGGACAATTCGGAGGAGACGAACACCCAGCATTACCAGCCCACGGGAAAGTTCGGCGCTCCTCGTCACGTGGGAATGCGACGGTATGTGGATGTCCCGAGTGATCTGAGGTGGAATGAGGACTGGAACACCGAGGTCGGCTGAGGGGACAACCTGCCGCAGTGAGCGCGCGAGCGCCGAAGAGACAAGGAGGAAATCATCATGGGTCTGGGCTCTCGCCGCGCTTCATTGCATGACACATCCGCCGTTCAGCACGTAGCGATGGACACCTCGGTGTTCCACACGTTCAAGGCCACGCAACGAGTGATGACGGTGGACGGGATTCCCGGGCAGGTCACGGGCATTCTGGAGGGCCCCTACGCCGGTGATGTGAACTACGACGTGGTGCTGGACAACGATCTGGGGCGCGGACAGTACACCGAGGGCCAGTTGCGGGCGATCGGCCAGCCGACGGCCACCACGGAGCACCATGTGGCCTCCGACGACTACCCCGAGATGGGCAGCATCCTCTGGGACCGGCCGCCCATCGAGCGAACGGCCGCCAAGCCGCGCAGGAGCAAGAACTTCCCCTACGGCAAGCGCAACGGCGTCGAGATCACCGACCAGGCCTTCCCCGGTGAGTCGGGCCTCGTCCGGTGCGACAACTGCGGCAAGTACCACGCGGCCGAGTACAGCCACGAAGGCAAGTACGGCGAGGGGCCCATCCATGCCGTGATCTGCCCGAAGGACAACTTGACCGACTACTACACGAACGAGGTCCTGGAGCCGCGTGAGGCGGCGGCCGGGCACTCCAATGAGGACGAGCCGCAGGATCCCACCTCGATGACCGACCCGTTCGCCTGGGCTCCGTCCGAGGAGGACTTCCACAACGTCGACCTGTCCCGCCAGATGCCCGCCACACCGGCGCCGACGGGTGGTCCGGCGCAGATGCCCGATGCCGTGGACCGGAGGTCCCGCTGATGGCCTGGCACCCTGCCGACCGGCTCTTCAACCAGCAGACGACCCCGGCTCATACTGATCTGGAGGATATGGGCCGGGGCCGTGAGAATCCGAGCGGCTCTTACATGGGGTACGCCCCGATGATGGCTCGGACCGCCGCCGACGCTACCACGGGGCCCTGGGACTTCCGGGACGTGACCCACGATACCGGTGGTATGAAGTACCCTCGTCGTACCCGGCTGACCGCCCATGATCCGGACAGCGGCGAGCAGGTAGGCGAGCTGGGGTATTTCCCGCCCAAACGCCGTAATGCGCCAGTGGCCGTGGACAACCTCTCCACGTCGACCCCTGGTGTCGGTAGTGCGCTACTCGACGAGATGGAATCTCGGCATCCTGGATCGCGCACCCACTTTCTTGACGAGGTCAAGCGCAACAACAACAATCCCTACATCACCGGTCATACGGAGGGGAATGTTGGTCAGCCATCCGATTGGGACACCCACTATTCCGGACTTGTACCTGAAGTGCATCGGGGTCTGGCGTTGCGACTGGATTCGCATGCTGCACGAGTAGTGAACTCTTCGGCGACCGGTAAGGATGAGCATCTCGCCGCATTGCATGATGCGCTGGGCGGTACTAGCGCGGGGACGCACTGGACCGAACATGAACACGCGGCTCAGAACTTCGCGCACAATGCTGTTTCCGATTACCGGACCACCATTCCGGTCGTGCTGCATGCGCATACTCCCGCGCTCAAGGACATCGAGACACGGCACGAGCATCTGTATCGCAATGGGGTTTTCCCCTACGGTGATCCACATTCCAAGGAAAATGAGGTTCCCGTTCGCAAGGGACGGCGTGTTGCTCTCACCGGGATTTCCTGGCGCCCGGACGCCGCGCATCCTGATGCCGACGAACATGGCTGGGTGCATCATTCCTACGATGAGCCTGTTACGCACACGGCCTTCTGGCACACCGCTGCCGAGGAGCTGGACGACCGGCCGGATATCGCCAATCAGACCGAGGAGCAGGACGAGCTCACCGACCGGGCGCTCGACGAGGACGGCCTGCCCCCGTGCAGCTACTGCGGCCACCCGGAGTTCAGCCCACTGCCGGAGACCGGGCGCACCGAGCGGGCGCAGTGTCGGCAGTGCGGCGGCGTGATGTTCAACAACGGCGGCGGCCAGTGGCAGCCCGAGCTGATCGGCGATCCGGACAA